GACAGGGCGACGGGTCTAATTGGAAACAGTTCAAATAAAAGCTTGGATACAAACAGATCAGTTACAGAAGATCCTATATTAAATTGTCATATCTCTGCGTTTTACGGTGCTGGTAGCGGAGTCGCTCTTGGGAGTACTGGAGGAGACAGCAACACAACTGGCGCTACAGTCCTAAATACTACCCCGCTAGGCGGTCGTTTAAGAAATAACACTTACACTGTAAGTTCAATATCGGTCGTTGCGCCAAGTTTTTGCGGGTTTAATCGAGGTGCTACAAACAATTTAACATTTGAAGCTAGAGGTGGCGGCCAATCGCAGACTTTATCTGCAACAATTAGCAGCTTCGTTGGATCTGGTAATTTATATACTCATAGATTTTCTGGTGTAGGGTTTGACAGTTACTCTAACGCCCGCCTCTCTTTTTACAGCATCGGCGAATCCCTGCCAGATGGTCCAACAAAAACTGGACTTGAGCTCTTAGATGAAAGAGTGTCTAACCTAATCACAGCTATCGGAGCAGCAATACTATGAGCCCTACTACAATTCCTGGAAACCTTATCTTACAATCCCAATCATCTAATGATCCGTTGCTGGATCTTAATACGCAACCAAGTCTTGACTTACAGTTTGCCACCAGTAAGACGCTGGATGATCGGGTTAGCGGACAGAACCTGATTACCTTTGATCGCAACTCCAGTGGTACGTATGTGGACAGTCAAGGTGTTATTCAGATGGCTGGGCACAATCTGCTCACCTACAGTGAAGAGCTTGATAACAACGTAGCTTGGACAAACCTATCTATTGTTGTGGATGACAACAGTACCACAGATCCTAACGGTAATCTAACTGCTGACTTGCTGACAAGATCTGCCAACCAGTCACTTGCGTACCAGCTATCCCCAGCAGCGGGTACATACGTGTTTTCAGTTTACGCTAAGGCTGGCAGCAGTAATTTTGTCACTCTCGGCAGCTCTTTTATTTATAGGGGGAGTGCTGTAACTTTTAATTTGTCTACTGGCACCCCAGGAAATGTCGTTAATTATTATTCTGGGACTGATGCAACTATCGCAGTATCAAACCCAATAATGACTGACGTAGGAAATGGATGGTGGAGATGTCAAGTCAATGTGAATCATACTACGGCCAGGGCTGTTCATGTTGAGCCTGGTGACTTAACTAATACAGCAGCAAGCGCTTACTTCTGGGGCGCCCAGCTAGAAGTAAGTGGCAAAGCGTCTCCATACATCAAAACAACCAACCTCCCATCTGCTGCACCCCGTTTTGACCACGATCCAACGACGAATGCAAGTCTTGGGTTGTTGGTTGAGGAGAGTAGGACTAATGAAATTCCTTACAGTGAAGATTTTACTACTTGGGGTTTATTTGACACAGGTGATACTTTAACTTCATCCGCACTTACATCTCCAGACGGTACATTAACCGGAACATTATTTGCTCCAGATAACACAAGCGGTCTTCACATCGTCAGGCAATCCTACACATTTCAAGGTGGAACTACTTACACTTTGAGTGTGTTTGTCAAAGAAGGTGGACGTAGATATATGCATCTTGCAGCAGGTGGATCAGCACTGGGATTTCCATCATACGATTATCGAAGAGGTATTTTTGATTTGCAAACAGGAAGTGTAAACTCCACTCCACTTAACGGATTTGCTGATATTAAACCTTTTTCAAATGGCTGGTACAGATGCAGCATAACTATTACACCTCCTGCTGGTGGAGCGGCTAATTTTGACTTATATCACGCTGATACCACGACTCCGACAATTAATACCGTTACAGATGGTAATGGTACAGACGGCATCTACATTTGGGGAGCCCAACTAGAAGCAGGCGCCTTCCCCACCTCCTACATCCCCACCAGTGGCTCAACGGTACCACGTGCGGCAGATAATGTAAGTATTACTGGGAGTAATTTTAGTAGGTGGTATAGCCAGAGTGAAGGCAGTACGCTTATTAACTATAATGCACCAAACGCTATAATTGATACTGACTATCCTCGCCTATTCGCGTTTAATTCTGGATTTGCAACAGATTTCAGCGCGTTTGCATTCAATGGTGTAAATAATAGTATGTTTGTAAATTACGTTACTGGATCTTCTACTAAGTTAAGTGTATCAACTACTCTACCAAAGAATTCTAACGGCACTGCAGCATTAGCTTATCAAGATAATAATTCTATTGCTTTCCTAAATGAAAACTCTAGTACACAAGGTAGAACTGTTGGACCCATGAGCACGATTCTAAATAGGCTTGACATTGGTGGAGATTCAGAGTTCTCCTCTCGGATGTTAAATGGTACCATCGCCCGCCTCACCTACTACCCCTACCGCCTACCCGACTCCACCTTGCAAACTATTACCTCATAAGAACGATGACCTGGAAAACTACAAACACCGCCAAAGGTGGCAATAAACTTTATAGTGATGCTAAAGGTATCCTTCCAAGTCTTGATCTACGATTTGCCGAAGGTAAGAACTTAAATGATTACATCACTGGTAAAAATTTGATTACTTTTAGTCGTGACACTAGCAGTGGTAAAAGTGCTGGTACGTATGTTGGCAGTGATGGGTTGATTAAGAACAGTGCGGTTAATTTGGTTACGTATAGCCAAGATTTCACAAACTCATATTGGGAGGGCAACAGTAATGTAACAGCTAACACTGATGTTGCACCTGACGGAAATTTAACCGCTTCTACCTATAGCTCAAATGGGGCTCAGTTGGCATCTAGTTTTATTCCAATTACTTCAAACACAAATTATACTAGCAGTATATACATTAAAAAGACAACGGGAAGAACCTATACTGCAGGTTTAACTCTAAACTATGACGGAGGCGTACAGTATGGCATCCTGTTAAATACAAATGATGGCACCACTTCTCCAGGGAGTTTTACTCTTCCTACAGTTGCTGTAAGTTCTGCTGGTAATTTTTGGAGAATTTCTTTAACTGCAAACTCTGGCAGTACAGTTAATGTCAGAGTTTATCTTTATCCAAATATAAATTCTAGTGCTGCTACTGCAACAGGGCAGCAAGTCGTTTGGGGCGCCCAACTAGAAGAAGGCAGCACCGCGTCTCCATACATCAAAACCACCAACCTACCATCTGCTGCACCACGATTTGACCACGATCCAACGACGAATGCAAGTCTTGGATTGTTGGTGGAGGAGGCTAGGACTAACTTGCTTGAATATTCTGAAGAAATTGATAACAATTATTGGGGTAAAAATGCAATACAGCCTTTTGGTAGCGGTTCTGTTGCAAACGCAACAACCGCACCTGACGGAACAGAAACTGCTGATCTTATTAAAGAAGATACCACAACAGCGTCTCATTTTGTTCGCAAAGAAGCTAATCTGGCCGTGGCATCAACCAAATATGCTTACAGCGTATATGTAAAAAACATAGATATAGATTACGTCACTTTGTCTTTTCGTGGAGCTCCCAACAATTACGCTTCGGCTACATTTAATTTAACTGGATCTGGTTCTTTAAGCTCTTCTGCCGCTGCTGGAGCTGGATTTGCAGTAGATACCACTAACACCAAGATTTTTGATGTAGGAAATGGTTGGTTTCGTTGTGTTTTAACATTTACAGCAGGATCAAGTGTTTCGTCTCAATCGTTTTTTATTGCGCTAAGCGACAACGGTGTTCTTAATTTAAATGGAATAACATCTTATGCAGGTACGGAAGCTAGTTTATACATCTGGGGATCCCAACTAGAAGCAGGAGCCTTCCCCACCTCCTATATCCCCACCAGTGGCTCAACAGTAACCCGTGCGGCTGATGTGGCAAGTATTACTGGGACAAACTTTAGTAGTTGGTATAACCAGAGTGAGGGAAGCTTTGTTGCAGATTTTAACGCAAATGGTAGGACAGGGGCAGGAAGAATTGTAGGCACCAACGCAGGGGCGACGCCTATGTATTTATCTGCAGATACTATCATACGTTCTTTTGGAAACGTTGTAGGTGCTTCTGTGACTGTACCTTCTGTGTTTAGCACACAAAAAGCAGCTATTGGGTATGAAGTGAGTTCTCAGCAAGACACATTAGTTGTCGATGGAGGTACACCCAACACATCCACAAACTCTGGAAACTTTGCTGGATTTGCTGCTACTACAACTACTTCTATCCAGTTGTTTTCTTATCCTGCCGCACCTAGTTACACTAGCGGAACCATCGCCCGCCTCACGTACTTCCCCGAACGTTTGCCCGACGCAACTCTTCAGGCAATAACTTCTTAAAGTAACTCCATATACTTAAAGCTTCCTTATCAACCCTAACAAAGGTATTCTACTTATGATTTGACATCTTGTCAAGTACTCTGTTATACTGATTAAAAATGAAAGATTTATGAACTTCATCGTATTTTCAAAACAAAATTGTCCTTATTGTAAAAAAATTAAAACAGTATTAGAATTGACTGGTAGTAATTTTAATATCTATACTCTTGATGATGACTTTACACGTCAAGAGTTTTATGCTAAATTTGGAGAAGGATCTACTTTTCCTCAAGTTCTTTGTGATGATAAAAAATTAGGAGGTTGCGTTGATACAATCAAATTCCTCAGGGAACAACAAGTCATCAAATCCTAACCTAAATAAAAATAACGACCACAGAAATCGTGGTGTTGATTTTTTACTTAATGGAGGTAAAAGAAAGCAAGTCCAACCATTTCACATCATCTTCGAAAAGATGGTTTGCTTTCTGAGACGGGAGGTCACCATCTATTTCGAATTTTCCATCAAAACAAGGAAAAGACAAGTAGTATCCCGGAGAAAGAAAAATGTTAGCAGTTAGTTTAGTTTTTGGTTCATTTTTAACTATTCTATTTCTTATTGTGGGACTAATAGGTGGTTGGACTGCTAGGGAGTATATGATGAACTATCGGGAAGTTCCAAGACCACACCCGGAAATGTTTGACGAGCAAGGTAACTTAATACCCGACGAAGTAATCGCATTTAATTTTGAAAATTATGACTACGACAACAACGAAGAAGAGGACGAAGACTAGTACAACATCACTAGAACTTCCAAGAAATCCATTTGTATTTGAGGTTTTGGATCTTGCCTCAAAACAAAGAAGTAAAGCAAAAAAAGTAGAGGTTCTAAAAAAATATAGAGATAATGGACTAGTTGCAGTTCTTATCTGGAACTTTGATGAAACTATTTCTTCATTACTTCCAGAAGGAGAAGTTCCTTATTCTGGATTTGATGATCAAGCAAAGTCAAATGGTGGATTAACTACTAAGATTACAGAAGAAGTTCGTCGTATGCACGAGACTGATTCTTTTTCTATGGGTTCGAGTGATAAAAATGGACATACTACAATCCGTAGAGAGTTTAAGAACTTTTATCACTTTTTAAAGGGTGGTAATCCTGGATTGAGTGCAATTCGTAGAGAAACAATGTTCATCAACATTCTTGAGGGACTTCATCCACTTGAGGCAGAAATTATTTGCCTTGTGAAAGATAAAAAATTATCAGATAAGTATAAAATTACAAAAGAAATTGTAAGTGAAGCATATCCAGATATTACTTGGGGAGGTAGAGGTTGAGAATTCTTTATGAAGACTGTGATCCTGATAAGGCACTAGATAAATCATTACCATATACAGCATACTTGGTGCAATATAAAGTGGATGGTGAATCACATTATGATGTTGCACTAGGTAAAAAACAAGTTGAAATCTTTGATGCTTATTGGGATAAGTATCGTGAGAACTTTGTGAATATGAAGCAGAGTGAGGGAAGAATCAATCCAAAACTATGGGGTAATAAACCACCCGAAACCAAAAAGCGAAAGTAGTTCCAAAAAAGGTCGAAAAAAATCTCCAGGAATTTTT